AGGCATTAATAGGTGAACTGAATTCTTGTGATACGATTCACCCAATTATGATTTATAATCCAAGGCGAGATGAATGGAATGTAAATGTGTCTAAAGATGAAATGGATAAACAAATTAAGTGGGAATTATATCATCTTGAAAGGGCTGACCTCATTGTTATGAACATATTACCCAATTCAAAGTCACCAATATCATTATTGGAATTAGGTTTATTCGCAAGACAAAATAAGATGATTGTCTTCTGCAATGAAAACTTCTATCGTTATGATAATGTGAGAGTTGTATGCGAAAGTTATGGAGTTCCATTATATAATACAAACGATATATTGGTGATTAAGAATAAAGTGTTGGAATACGCAAATAAGTTATGAAAATTGAATTAGGTCATCAAGCTTTATATGAGGGATATAAAGCAATACAAGGAAGTTTACCTTTATGTTATTGTTATTCTCCATTTCAATATCCTTGTTTTGAAGGTGGAGTGAGTTTTACAAGTATAATAGAAAAAGGTTTCTATAGATATAAGGATAATGGTGATTTCTATATAGTGTTTGACACATATCTTGGGGTAAGAGTATGGAAGAATGCCTTTGATGTATATTTTAAAAAACCTAGTAAGTTAAAATTGTTTTTGCATAAATATTTTCCTTTTTTATGGATATAAAGTTTAAGAAATTCACAGTAGAACAAAAGAGTACATTTTCGTACTGGTGGTGGCATTGGCTAGCTTATAATTACACATCTTGGAAATTAGGTGTATGGAAACTTAAATGGTTATTACATGACATCGAGAAGCCTTGGTTAAAGCTTATATGGGGAGATTATAAACGTGTTCAGAAATGGCACAAGTTTCATAATAAACATCACATCTTTTCTGGACGCCATTATGGACTTAATAAGGTTGATTGGCTTGCAGCAGTCATTGATTGGGAATGCGGTCATTATACCAAGTATGCTTGTCCTAGAAACGCAAGGGAAGAGGTTGATTATCTTCTCACGCAAACTGATAAGTATACAGACTATGAAAGAGAAGAAATAAGGAAAAATTGTTATCCTATATTAGATTATCTTGGATTATGATTTGGAAGACACTGAGAGATGAAAAGCCAGACTATAAGCGTGGTAGAATTTTAGTCTTAACCACTAGTAATAAAATTGTGCATTCTTGGTATCATCCAGAGAATGGCAAGTTTTATAATAGATATGGCTGGATTAAGCGGATTACCAATTATAAGCGTTGGTGTTATGAATACGAACTAGTTGAACAAGCTTTACAAGAAATAAATCAAAAATAATTTTATAAGTATTGAATAATTTTCTGTAGTTTGTTATATTTATATTAGAAATAAACTAAAAACCTAACAATGAAAAAGATAATTAGATTAACTGAGTCAGAATTGCACAATCTCGTCCAACGCAGTGTTCAGAGGATATTGCGTGAGCAAGACGAGAGATTTCTCTTGCAGTCAATTGCTCAATCAATTGTCCAAAAAAGAAGCGTAGGAGCTAAACTTGGAGAAAATGATGGAGAGTTTCGATTGCAAGATGGCAACTACGCATATATAACATATACTGTGGAAGGAGACCCATATATGCAAAGAGGTATGAGGAGTAGCAGCCGTGACGTGCCAGATGACCCAGATGAGATTATCGATAATCCAATAGTTGAAATTGGAAGCATTGAAATTTGTGATGATGAAGGACATTGCACACCAATTAGAGACAATGGAATTGTTAGACAAGCTTTGGAAAATACAATAGAAATTGACTATAATATTCTAGATATTCCAAGCGAGGAAGATTATTTCTATACTGAGTATTAAGAAAATAACGTTATTAAAATATAATACAATATTATGGCATGTGGTTGTAAGAACAAACAGAATGGTGCAGCACAAGTAACTGCCGCACCTCAGAGACCAAGTAATCCCCTTAATAATGGTAATACCAATGGGGGAAGAAGAATAGAGAAACGAGTTATTCGTTAATTTTCTTTAAAAAATTTGGTTATCTCGATTTTTTTTCATATCTTTGCATTACGAGTTGGGGAAACTTAATTTGTAATGCAATTTTTATGCCCTTGTGATGGAATTGGTAGACATGCTGATTTAAGGGGTCAGTTCTTCGGAGTGTGGGTCCGAGTCCCACCGAGGGTACATATTTCGTTTTATAATTTAATTGGTGGTTTTTAATTCACGTTTATACAACTAGAAGGAAAACGAGATAAGTGGGTATTATGGTTTCGCCCAAATACCCACATGCATGGCTCTGTGCTGGAATGGTATACAGGCTGGTCTCAAAAATCAGTGCTCGTAAGGGCGTGTGGGTTCGAGTCCCTCTAGAGCTACAAATAAATGATTGGATTATGGTGTAATGGTAGCACAAGAGAATTTGGGTCTCTTTGTATCAGTTCGAATCTGGTTAATCCAACAAACATTTATAATTTATGTCTAAGGGTAAGAAGTTTAATACTCCAAAGAGGTTTTGGCATAAGATGAGGAAGAAGACAAAGAGACCAGATTATGCTAGATGCGCTTGGAGGTTAAATACCCCTCATGTTATGGGAAGAGACCATAAGAAATTCAAGTGGTTTTTCAGAAACAAGAAATGGTTCAAGAACTATGATGGCGAAAAGTTAAGCCATCAGAAGATGAACATGAGGGAACTTTGGTTTTGGGATTAACGCAAAAATGTTTAGGAGTGTGGTGAAATTGACACCACTTATTTTCATTAAAGGATGCAGTTGCTCGTGAGAGTGGCTGCATTTTCTTTTTGAAAACATTGATATATTTATTCTAAAATCAAATAAATTATGGAAATATTAAACAACAATAAGATAGAATTAACTTGCGATGATTACAAGTTAGAGTTCACATTGTCAATAAACGATATGTATGGACATTATATTGATGAAACAAAGCTTTCAAGGGAAGAAATGATTGATTTATTCCACGCCTTACAGAAATTAGGTCTTGAATAATTTGGAAATTAACATTTTTTTATATATCTTTGCAAAAAGTAGAGATATATTATGGCAAACATGTTTTTAAAGAAGACTATGGCATCAATGTTGAATATGCCTAGTGAACAAGTGGAAGCAATCTTAAATGCAGCAGAAGCATTTAAGAGCAATGAGATTGACAGAGATAGAGTGATTAGGATTTTCAATAAACTTTCAAAGAAGACACCAAAGGAGATTAATGAGCTTCTGAAGTGTGTAGATGGTATGATTTTATGACAGCAACACAATTATTGTTTCTTTTCTTCAAAGACTGCTGTACCATTAATGAAATGAGGTTCTTCAAGTATACAATATTGAAGGATAATGGTAACAAGTATTTTAGGAAAAGACCGTTATACACCCCAACCTTTGTTGAAGATTATTTAACTAGGAATAATAGGTGTCTTAACAACTATATGACTAGGTTGTTTATTCTTGCGCCTAATCTTAAGTATAACAGAAGCATGAATCCAAGATGGCGTACCATTAAGAATGATTTCAACAAACGCCATGAAGGTAAGGAATATACGGTCAAGATTGTTGATTGGGATGGAAATGACACTGGTTTAACTAGTAAAGTTCGTGTTATGTTCAAGCCTTACCAATGCGGAATGTATGTGAATTATTATCGCAGTAAATGGAATCAATTTCTGAATGAGAAAATAGAGAGTGATAAAAAGTTTAACAGTCCCTTTAAGAAGGGTGAACACTATGAATTTAGATTGAAATGATATACGTTTATAATAGTCATGATGAAGACCATACATCAGAACCAAATAATTTCTATATTGCTAGACCAAGTGTGTTAGGTAATCCGTTTACGCATAATGGGGTTAAGACAAGTCTTGCGACATTCTCATTTAAGACAAGGGAAGAAGCAATAGAAGCTTATAAGAGATACTTTGACAAGATGTATGGTGTGGATGAGGATTTCACCAAGGCATTTGACGAAATCTATGAGCATTACAAGAATGGAGAGGATATATATCTCCAATGCTTTTGCAAGCCAAAGCCTTGTCATGGGGATTATATCGCAGAACAATTACAAAGAAAGCTCGTTAAGGAGAAACTAGAGGAAAGGAAAAATGGCAAAAAGTATTGCTGAGTTGGAGGAAGAAGAATCAGAGAGAATGGTTCTATGTTATTTTGGTGAAAAAAGAGGAAGAGAAATACTCAAAGAAATAGATGAAGAACTTAAACAGTTAGTCCCATAAACTAACTGTTTTTTTGTATATCTATAATATTTATAGTAATAAAATAAGGTAATAATATATTAAATATATGATACTTAGTGAAGATGTAAAAAAACTTTTCCAGTTAACACGCCATTTACTTGGCGCACCAACGAGAAAGGTCCAATTAGAGGATGAACAGCTTTGTGACCTTTTGGAGGTTGCAATTGGTGACTATGCTGAAAAAGTGCAGAATTGGGTTCTTGAAACACAATGGTTGAATGTTCAAAGCAAGGGTACAATACAGTTTCAAAACGCAAATGAATTAGCCTATGCCATGACAGTTAGAACAATGGATTGGAGTAGGGATTATTCCTATTGGTTCTCTCGTGAGGTAGGTCTACAGCAAAGGGGCAATTATGAGCTTAAGAAGGACTTCTTTAGAATTGAAAAGGGGAAACAAGTGTACGTTATTCCAGCTGGGCGTGAGATTAACAAGGTCATGTACATCACACCTTCAACAACCAAGGCAGCACTTTATGGTAATCTAGGTACTCTAGATACAGGTATTGGTGGTGGTTTTGGTCAATATGGTAACATGGGAAATGGTATGGGTATCACTGGTTTCTATGTTGGTTCTGCTTATGATACTGCATTGATGTCAGTTGATTTGAAATTCAAGAACTCTTTACTTCGTGGCGATTTGGCTTATAAGGTTACAGCTGGTCCAGATGGAACTCACTTGGTTCACCTTATGTCAGTTCCTGGTTCTCCAAATATGGTTGGTGGAATTGCTGCTGATGATACATGGGGTTGGAACAGATATGCAAATTGTATCTGTTGGTACACATATTATGATGTAAGTGGTGGTGCTGAAGATGCTGATGCTTGTATGTTGGAGAATAGGGATGATGTGATAATTACACCAGACCAAGTACCATTGGATAAGATGAAATATGAGTTGATGAATAATCCAGCGCAGCAGATTATAAGACGTTTATTAGTTGCTGAGGCTAAGATTCTATTGGGCATTATAAGGGGTACTTTCAGTGGAGCTATTAAGATTCCAGAAGCGGAGGCGCAAATGGACTACAACATGCTCCTTGAACAAGGTAAGGCTGAGAAGGAGACTGTACTGAATGAGTTGAAGGAGAGACTTGATAGAATGACTCCTTGGAACTTGATGGAAAAGCAAGCAACTATGAATGAACAGTTGATAAAGGTGTTGAAGAACAAGCCTTTGGGTTTGTTTGTTAGATAAAAAATGTTAAAACTTGAATTGATATTTTGGTCAGTTCAAGTTTAGGTATACATTAAGAGAAGAGAAATGAAGCCAAAGAATAATAGAGTAATGTGCCCAGATTGTGGAAAGCCAAAGATGCTTTTCGAGTCTGAGAGCAAGGCAAATAACTTCATTAAGTGGAATGGAGATGAAATAGATGTCAAAGGTGGTGAATTGAGAGCATATTATTGTCCAGCTTGTTGCGGATGGCATATAACGCATCAGAACCATAAGCAGAATTATGAGTTTAACACAGAAAGGCTTATAGATGCTTATAAACGAGACTTGAACAACAATAAGTGCAGATTATCTTCAATGAAGAACACGCTTAAGATTATGGATAAGATGTCGTTTGCCAAAGAAATTTGGAAAAGCATGCCAGAGGAGGTTAAAACAAATACTAAGAATACAATTAAGGATTATATTACTGAATATTTTTCTCATTATGGAGTTAATGATAATAGTGGATTAGTTAGAAAGATGGTATATGATTTATGGAGGGATTATAAATGCCCAATTGTCATAAATAAAGGCTAAGAGTTCATTTCTTAGCCTTATTTTCATTTAGTATTTTATCTGCGCTTATACTGAAAAAGTTTTCATTTGACTCAACCATTCCATTTCTGAAGTTTCCAAAGTGTTGTGTCATGCTATATATTGCATTATTGGCAATTTCATTATACGCTTCATCAGCCATAGAACTTTCAGTTATTAATGACCTACTTTCAACGGTTGGCTCTTGGCTATTATACGCTTTACCATCATCTCTTAATCCAAGTTCATAATTTTCTGGAACCCCAACCTTTCGTATTATTTCCATTTCTCTTTTTTCATCCAATAGATTTGCAAAAGAGCCATGTGCCTTAACGAATACATAGAACTTGCCGCCATTTTTGAGTCTTTGTTTAATTTCCTCTCCATTTTCCTCATAGCAAAGATGGCATTGGTAACAGTTTACAGAGGTATTTTCCTTTATCTTATTTCCGTTAGTTAGAGTAAAGTCTTCTCTGCTACAAGGGCATTTATAATAGAAAGAGCCATTTGGAACTTTATTTCCATGTTCATCAATTGAATATAATGGAAGAGGATTTTTACCTATAGAGTCAAATGAGTTTGACATTGACCTAGAGGTATATGTATCCTCAAATGCCTCATACATCTTAACTGGAATTGCATAGAAATATCTTTCAATTGTTGGTCCTTCCATATTCATTCTTGAAGCGTTTATGATGATATTCTTAATACCTTTAAAGTTAAGGTTTCTGCAAGAATATGCAGCAGTTCTAACGTCAATTATTTTGAAGTCTTCGGCAAGTTTATCGAATTGTTCAAGGAGTGATTGATTAATGAAGTCACCATTTTCATTGAGCCTTATATAAGACACTCTCTTAAATTGCTTTATAATTTCTATAACTGGAGTTGGTATATCTTTTAAATACATTTCTGATAGTTTATTAAGCTTACCATTTCCTTTTAAGAATGATAGCAATTTTGGAGTCTTTTTTAATTCAAGCCCAACTTTTTTCCAATCAACAATGTATGCTTTTAAGAGATTATAGACCATCTTCATCAGCTTTGGGTCATTTTCGCAAGCCAACCACATAAGATTCTTTTTGTCATTTGATGGTTTAGATAAATCATAATGACGTGTTTCTCCAGCTCTAGCATAGCAAGCATGCTTAACAAGGCACTCATTCCAAGCTGGGCATCTATAAGCTGATGTGAAGTTAATCATTAATGCATCAACTACTTTTGCGTTTCCAAGTGGAAATTTAGGCGCTTCGAACTTAATACCATATGCGCTTTGCATGTATTTATCTAGCATTTGGTATTTCATTTGCAATGGTGCAAGAGCTTGAGGAATACTATCTTTTCTAGAATTATACCATGTATTGAATTGTTTATCATTAATATCATTCATGTCAAAAGTGGACGCATCTCTAGAACCTTGTTCGATACCAAATTTTGCAAGGTCTTTTGGTTCAACGCTAGGGTCATATAAGTATCTTAAATCATTTGCATCAATGAAATCCTTTATTCTTAGTATTTTAGCATAATTCATACCATATACACCCCTATTGGCGTTGTTTCTGATTCTAGCAAAGTCAATAGAGCCTCTTTCATTTGTACAGTTTTTTAATATCGCAACAACTTTTTTAACCTCATCATTGATTTGTGATGATATTGTGCCATTTGCATCAAACATTTGGTTAACCATATTCATTTTATCTTGTGAGTTATAGTTAATATTGATGCCTAATTCATCTGCACTTTTTCTTAATGATGTGTCAGTATTTAGTTTATCATTTATTCTATTAGTGATACTATCTCTAAATTTAGTGGTGAAATCATCTTCCACACGTTTGTCTGCTTCATATAACTGTATGGAAGAATTAATACTTTCATTTATTATTTTAAGATATTGTTCCTCAGTAATTTTAACATTCATTTTTATACATAATTTATACAAATAAATACCTATAAAATTTGGTTTTTAACATTTTTTTGTATATCTTTGCATAAATTTTAAGAAATAAATGGATAATTTTAAAGTAATTATAGCTGGCTCACGAGGGTTTAGTAATTATAAGCTATTAAGGGAAGAGTGTAACAAGTTCTTGAGGGAAAAGAGACTAACCCATAATATTATCATTGTAAGTGGTGGAGCACGTGGTGCTGATTTATTGGGCGAACGATATGCTAAAGATGAAGGATTTGCATTGGAGGTATATCTAGCACAATGGAAAAAGTTAGGCAAGCAAGCTGGCTTTAGACGCAATGAGCAAATGGCAGAGGTTGCTGATGCCCTTATTGCGTTTTGGGATGGAGAATCACATGGAACAAATCATATGATTGATTTAATGAATAATAAGAACTTAGAAGTTAGAGTGGTAAGATATGATACAGCCAATTAGAAAACGAGTGGCAGAAGCCAATGGAATTGATACAACTAAGTATTTTTACACTCTTTTGATTGATGGCAATAATCTCATGAAGATTGCTTTCGTAAATAAGGAAATGAATAATGAAGGGAAACAATATGGGATGATTGTCACCGCATTGAGACTCATAGGAGAAATATTGAAGAAAAAGGACTTTAACTATTGTGTGATTGTTTTTGATGGCGAAGGAAGTGGAGTTCTTAGATGGGAGTATTATAAAGATTATAAGGCTAATAGAGACAAGAACTATGAGCAGCATGACCCTAAACTCAATGATTATTTGAAAAAGTATCGTGACTTTCAGAAAATGGTAATATCTAAATCTAGGGAAAATGCCCCAATTGAAACAGATGATGAGAGCTTTAAAAGACAGAAAGAGATATTGCAATATATACTTCAAGAACTGTGCATAAGACAGTATGAATTTGAAAACGTTGAAGGTGATGATATTATAAGTTACTATGTGAAGAACAAAAAGGATAATGAGAAAGTTGTTATTGTATCTTCAGATAGGGATTTAACACAGTTGATAAGCGATACCGTCATCATATATAATCCAAGAGACAAGGCTTTCATCACTAAGGAGAACGCAGTAGAAAAGATTGGTATAATCCCTGAGAATATTGTATTGGAAAAGGTTATATGCGGTGATGTTTCTGATAATATAAAAGGTGTAAAGGGAGTTGGCAATAAGACATTAATTGATTTATTTCCTCAGATAAGGACTGAGAAAATTGATTTAAGCTTCATTATGAGGCGTTCAAAGGAGCTGCTTGAAGAGAGGAAGGCAAGCAAGAAAAAACCCCTCAAATCGCTTGAAAACATCCTTAATGGCGTTACAGATGGCTGTCAAGGGGATAAGCTTTATGAGATAAACCAAAAAATCATAGATTTGTCCACTCCATTACTGACAAATGAGGCAATTGATACAATGAACAATGAGTTATATGCGCCAATTGATACAAGTGAGTTAAGTATTAAGAATGCTTATGACATTATCAAAGACAATAATATAAACGAGATATTAGATGAAACCAAGTTCGGAAATATATTAGAACCATTTGATAGAATACAGATGATGGAGAATAAAAGATGGAGGGCGTACAATGAGGAACTTAAACAAAAAAATTGAGGATTATAAATGCAATTGGCTTAAGGACTATCTTAAGGAATTAATAAGGAATAGGGATTTAAAGACTTATAATAGGGTTAAGTGTGTGTTGTATTATTTTCCAGATGCGTTTAAAAGCGTATCAATGGATGATATGAAGATTGCCATGAGATATTCTGAAGACACATACATATGCCTTGGAAACGGAGATATAAGATATTCAATGTTTGATAAGATATATAAGGATAGACATGGTAAGGATTTTGATACGCCATCATGGGGTGAAGCAAGATATATAACCATTGATGAAATGTGCGAACATTTTGGCATTTAACATTTTTTTAGAAAAAAATTTGGAACTTTAACATTTTTTATATATCTTTGCAATATGAGAAGAGAGCTTGGAGATAATCCCATGTTTAGGAAATTTGCATTAAAACTGAAACGAGAAGGGTTATGGAATAGATTTAGAATACTACAATATTATTTCCATGTATATACCACAGAAAGTAATAATCCTATTTATAAACTTTATGATGCTTTGAAACATCCCGATAAGTACGATTTAGAGAATAGGTATAATAGATATAGGATTTTTGGGGATAAAGACTACATTCCGATAGAAGAAATATTCAAATATTATTATGTTTAATTTATATATGTTTAATTTTTAACAATTTAATTTTATGGAAACTAAAGAAAGAGATTACAAAGAAGAGAGATTTGAATTTACTGTGTATGTTAACGACAACATTATCTGTAAGAGGAATTTCAGAATCTACAATTTCATTGAGAACAGTATGAACACTTGGGAATTCAAGGATAAGTTAGATGAAATCGTAAGACTTATAGATGATGACTTGAAGTCAAAGAGCCGTGTATACAGTTGGTATTATTTTAATCCAAATGCCCCAGAGGATAATGAAGAGTTCACTTCTCCTCTTATTGAACCTTGGGCTTGTACGTTCAAGATTGTAATATCTGATAACAAGAAAGATGTAATTACCAAGATTTGGGATGGCTATGCCTATCCAAAGTACATCCGTGATAAGGTTGACCTCAGCAACAAGAACGTGAAGATTACCAATAAGGATGGTCAAACCTATTCTTATGAGAAGGAAGCATTCTTTAAGGCAAATGAGGGAAGATTATCATTTGAACAAGAAGTGCTGAAGGGGATGATAATTGATAAGCCAGATGTACTGTTGCAAATTACAAAGAAGATTTGTGAGATTTGTTCCCCATCAAAGGATGAAATAAAGGAGAAGGGCTACTTTGACCCAAAGGAGAATGCCAAATATCTTAGCAAGTATACCGTAATCGATGATTATGGCAAGGATGCAGAAGGCAATAAAAAGCAATATTGCTATAGCATTAAATTGGCAAACAAGAAAAGAGAAAAGGAATGGGAGCGTGCCGTTATGAATAAGACCAAGAAATACTTCAAAAACCTTTTCTAAGAAAATAACGAAAGAAAAACATAATGGTTTAAATGGCAAAGCCAAATAAAACAAACTTAGGATTCTTGGGTGAGAAGTTTCAATACAAACTCACCCATGAATTTATGGAAAATCACGCATTCTTTGAGGATTTAAGCGGCATATTAGACCAAAATATGTTCACTGACCCAAATCTCAAGACTTTCGTTGGGGTTATGAAGAACTATTTCGAAAGGGAAGGCATAGTTCCAGATTACGACTCTATGGAAATAGAATTGCGAGCTATATCTCACTCTGACAAAGAGACAGAGACATATCTCGCTTTAATTGAAGAAGTTCGTAATACCCAGATTAATGGTGTGGATAGAATAAAGGATATGGCTGAGAAGTTCTTTAGACAACAGAACATAATCAAGACAGCCAATGAAATCCTACGCATTGCTGGCAATGGCGATACTGAGAAATATGACACTTGTGTTGGACTCCTCAATGACGCAATGGCACAAGGACTGCATAACGACTTTGGAGAAAGCGTATTTGAGCATATTAAGGAAACGCTTTCAGATGATTATAGAATACCAATACCTACTGGCATTGGCAAGATTGATGAGGCACTTGAAGGCGGACTTGGAAAGGGAGAATTAGGAGTTATAATTGGACCTACTTCGTTCGGGAAGACGAGTCTTACAACTGCAATGGCTTCACATGCAGCCACTTATAGATGCCAACAAAATAATAACCAAGGTTATAAGGTGTTGCAAATTGTCTTTGAAGATAGAATCAAACAAATTCAGAGAAAACATCTTGGTCGTATTACTGGCATCGAGTCAAAGGACTTATCAAAGCCAGAGAATATTGATTTGGTAAGAGAGGCAATTGAAAACTTTGAAGATAAAGACATTCTTGATAAGAACCTTAGAATCGTTAAGTTCCCAAGTGGTGAGAAAACAGCAAGAGACATTAAGAGATTTATCGTAAAACTGACAAATAGTGGATTTAAGCCAGACCTTGTTATTGTAGATTATTTTGAATGTCTTGAACATGAAAGTGATAATAGAGATAGCAACGAGTTCAACAAGGAAGGTAAAACGATGAGGGTATTTGAAGCTATGGTTGGAGAACTAGATATTGCAATGTGGATTCCGTCACAAGGTACAAAGGATTCAATCAATCTTGAACTAGTTACGATGGATAAAATTGGCGGCTCAGTCAAGAAAGCTCAGATTGCTCATGTTATAATGTCAATTGCTAGAACTGTTGAGGATATATCAAATAACAAGGCAACAATCGCAATACTTAAGAATCGTGCAGGATGTAGCGGTAAAGTATTTAATAACGTTGACTTTAATAACGGAACCTGCCGTATTAGCACCGATAATGTGGACGAAATGGATAGCCTTTTCGAGATGAAAAAGAAAAAGAAGGAAGCTGAGTTAGAGACACAAAAAGAGATTATGATGAGCATGAAAATGGAACGCTCTAAATAACAAAAGTTATATTTTTTGTCTATAAATTTGTATTAAAATTTAATACAAAAATTGATAAAGTTGTTAAAGGTTGGCTATCAGAAAGTTACAAAAATGATAGCCAATTTTTTAATTTTTTGGTCATTTTTTTACGAAGTAACTCTATATTTATTCTTACATCGGGTGTAAATTTAAAAAAATGGTTAACTGTTTTAAGAATTAAAAATGTAAAATAATGAAAAACAAACAAAGTTTTGCTTAATGGAAGTAAGAAAAAGCGACAGTACCTTTGAGGAGTATAATCCTTCGAAGGTTAAACATGGAATCTGCGAGGCATATACGGCAGTGAAAGAGACGTGTCCAGATGGCTTGATTGAATCTTTAATTGATAACCTATTCATCTATGACAAGATTTCCTCTAGTGAGATTAGAAGACAAGTTGAAGAAGCTCTGATGTCAGTTAATAAGAAAGTGGCAAGAGAATTCATCAAGAAGTATGAGGAAAAACAAGACAAGGACAAGACGCTTAAGAAGGATAGCGACTTTATTAGGGATTACATCAATGCATCAAATGCTTCAACAGGTTCAAAATACGATTCAAATGCCAACGTGGAGAAGAAAAATGTTGTAACATTGGGTCAAGAGTTACATAAAGGAAAGAACATTCAGCAGAATCGTTATATAATGCACAATAAGATTAGAGCATTATTCTCAAAGAAGCTTGCTGACCAATATATTAAAGACCTTGAATCACATGTTCTTTATAAGCATGATGAGAGTGGAACACCAGGTTATCCCTATTGTGTTGCGATTACGATGTATCCATTCCTTGTAGATGGATTAAAGAACCTAGGTGGACAATCTAAAGCTCCAACAGACCTTAAGTCATATTGTGGTGAATTCATCAATCTTGTATATTCAGTTTCATCACAGTTTATGGGAGCAGTTGCAACACCAGAGTTCCTTATGTATATGGACTATTTTATTAGAAAAGATTACGGTGATGATTACCTAACAATTCTTGATAAACAAGTAGAATTGAATAGAAAGGGAAGAACACTTGAACAAGTTATTGAAAATTGTTTTCAACAAGTTGTACATTCAATGAATATGCCCGCTGGTAATAGGGGTTATCAAACGGTCTTCTGGAACGTAGGTTATTTTGATAAGAATTATTTTGAAGGTGTATTCAATGGATTTAAATTTCCCGATGGGACTGAGCCAAAATGGGAAACATTGTCATGGCTTCAGAAGAAGTTTATGAAATGGTTTAACGAAGAAAGAACCAAGTATGTATTAACATTCCCAGTTGAGACGATGGCAATGCTTACAGATGGCCACGATATTGTTGATAAGGAATACGGAGATTTCACTGCTGAAATGTGGGCTGAAGGCCATTCATTCTTCTGTTATTTGAGCGATTCACCAGACTCCTTGAGTTCTTGCTGTAGACTTAGAAATTCTCTTAAGGATGGAGAAGATGATGAGCACAACCATACAACACACCAATTCTCAATGGGTACAGCATCTGTTGCAACTGGTTCAAAGTCAGTTATGACCATTAATCTTAATCGTGTCATTCAGAATGCAACAAGACTATATTTCAAAGAAGTAGAGGGTTCATTACTCCAAGATGCAACACAAGTTGATATTGATAAGGTAAAAGATAAGAAGGTATTATATGAATACATCTCAAATGGTATTACTGAAATAACTGAGAGAGTTCATAAATATCAAAAAGCATTCAATGAGATTATTAAGGACTTCCTTAATGCAAATATGTTAGATGTATACAGTGCTGGATTCATCAACATGAAGAAGCAATATCTTACAATCGGAGTTAATGGTCTTACAGATGCAGCAGAATTCCTATCAATTGAGGCAAACTTGAATAAGAAATATGAGGAGTTCGTTAATATGATTCTTGAAACTATCAATGTTTCAAATAAGAAAGATAGAACTAGGGATTGCATGTACAACTGTGAATTTGTTCCTGGTGAAAATCTGTCAAATAAAAACTATAATTGGGATAAGAAAGACGGATACTATGTGTCACCAAAGCATATAATGTATAGCAGCTATTTTTTCAACCCAGAAGATGATTCATTATCTATTTTAGATAAAATGAAATTACATGGTAACGACTTCGTTAAATGGTTAGATGGAGGACAAGCTTGTCATATTAATATAAATGAACATTTATCTTTTGCACAATATAGACAACTTTTGAAAGTTGCTTCTGAATATGGCTGTTCATATTTTACTTTTAATTGTAAAAACAGCATTTGCAATGATTGCGGTTATATAAGTAAAGATACTATTGGTACGTGTCCTAAATGCGGTAGTCATAATATAGATTACTTAACCAGGATAATTGGATACTTGAAGAGGGTGAGTTCTTTTAATGAAGCTCGTCAAATAGAAGAAAGTATGAGAAGCTATACTGATTAAAATAAGTGGCTCACACCAAGTGAGCCACAAATTTATGTTTATTTTATGCGTTGTAAAAATCCTTTAACAGTTTGTTGTATTTGCGGAAAAAAGTCAAGGGCTAGGTTTAAAGGTAAAGAATATTGTAAAAAACATTACATGCAGATGTATCGTCATGGGCATATTTTAAATAGAACTATTTTTGATAAAAATGAATGGATATTCAATGATGGGTATGCTGAATGCGTTACGTATGATAAAAATTTTGAGCCAAATGGTAAAGTAAAATTTGATATTGATGATTATGAAAAATTAAAAGATAAAAAAATATACATTTGTAATCACAATGGTAAATTTTATGCAGTTATTTCTAGTAGCCAATTACACAAAATACTTGCACATAGATTTGTTATGGATGTACATGGAGAAGAATATTCAATTAATAGAGTAATTGACCACATTAATGGAGATACATTAGACAATAGAAAATCAAATCTTAGAATTTGCAGTCAAAAAAATAATATGATAAATATTAAAAAAAATGGTAAAATAGTTGGTGTAAATCCTAGAGACGGAAAATTTTTAGCTAAGTTAATGAATAATTACAAATATTATAATTTAGGCTGTTTTGACACTTATGAAGAAGCTGTTTTAGCTAGAATAACAAAGGAAAAAGAATTATGCGGTGAATATGGGGCTAATAAAGATTTATATTATGTTTTAGACACAAATTCACCAATAAATGAATTAAAAACGATTTTAAATTAATAATGGTACAAATTAATATATTACGTAAAGAAGGTTGGATTCTTAATCCAAATGATAGGGTTGTGAATGCTATACTTAGGAGATGCGCAAAGAACGATGGTTTATGCCCTTGTGTGCACGATTCTGAGGACTATGAGGGCAAAGACCTACACTGCCCTTGCACTGATTACACTATGAAGGATAAATGCGAATGTGGGCTTTATTTGAAGGATACTAATTGGGATTATATAACTAAGAGGTAATGAAGTATTATAATGCAATGGTGGTATTTGAGGAAATACCAAATGAGATAACGTTGGCGATTAACATTACGAATTGTCCTTGTCACTGCAAGGGGTGTCATTCAAAGTTCCTTTGGGATGACGTTGGCACTGAGTTAACCATTGATGAGCTTGAGAGATTATTGGATAAGAATGATGGTATAACCACCATATGTTTTATGGGTGGGGATGCTGACCCAAAGACGGTGTGTGCATTGGCTGAATATGTTCATGAAATAAAGAAGCTTAAGGTAGGTTGGTACAGTGGAATGGATGAATATTATAAGGATATTGATTTCAAGTGGTTTGATTATATCAAGTTAGGGCATTATGACGAGGAACTTGGTGGTTTAAATAAGGAAACAACAAATCAGAAGTTATATCAGCTTATTCATACAAAAATGGATGATGGGGTATATAAGATTGATTTTAATGATATAACCCATTTATTTTGGAAGAAAAGTTAATAAATGTTAAAGATTGGATTAGTTTTAGGCTAGTCCAATTTTTTTTCGTACATTTGCACCAATAAAATCAATATGAATATGATAGAAAAGGAAACAGCGATTATTGAAGAAGTTTGGGAATATACCAAGCGAAACTTTAAGGTTGGCAAGGATTATATTGAAACTGAGACAGAAGATTATATTGTGTTCTGTCCTTTCAACTATTGCGTATTATCGTTCTTTAATGATGCATTGAGGCTTTTTAATTCTATATTTTATTTTCAGCATTGCGTATGCCGAAGTTTTGGTGCATTTTGCTATTGGTATGAAATGATGTATCGAGATGGAATGTTGAAGACATTCTTTATCAGAAAGAATTTGGATTTATCCAAGAGCGCACTTGAATATAGGGAAGATAAAGATTTTCTTGCTGAATTTACAGGGTGGATTTCTTTTTCAGAGCGTAATTTCTTGTATTTTGCTCATCCAATAGACAATAACTTCATCACTGGGGATTATGGATTTTATCCTCCTTATAATGATAGGGAGCACGCTATGTCTAGAAAAGTTGCGAAGTCATGTAAGTATTTGGTTGACAAGATGAGTAGTATTGTGAATGAGGTGTATGATAACCTTTTTGCTCAATATGATGCCCATATTGAAGAGTTGGAAGAAACATTACATAATATTTTGGAAAAATGAGAAATTAATCGATTAGTCATAAACGCTACAAGCGAGGGTATTAGTTTACTCTCGCTTTTTTTTGTTTAATTTTTCCATAAAAAAACTATATTTTAAAATACTTATAAGAAATATTTTTATTATGGCGAAGAAACAAACATACGGTCTTAAGTATCCCTTTCGTAGAGATGACTTCCAACACTTTTATGTTGACGTTAATAACACCACAGCAGAAAAGGTTAGAAGCCAATTGATGCATATTATCTTCACCCCAAAGGGACAAAGGATTAGGCAGCCTGAGTTTGGTACAGATTTGATTAAGTATATATTTGACCCAAATGAAGGAACTAGTTGGGAGGCAATTAAGACTGAAGTAAGGGAGTCAGTTAATAGGTGGGCAACCAATATAACGCTTAATAACATTCAAGTTGTTAAGAATGAAAATGATGAAGCAGAGATATACGTTAGAATAGATTATAGCGTAATAGAAGGAAATAAAGTAACTAATGATAGCGTAGTAGTACAAATATAAAGATTATGTCACAGAAAAAAATCAATTATCTCTCAAGAGATTTCGAAAGTGTTAAAAATGAACTTATAAAGTTCTCAAATCAATATTATCCAGAATTATCAGATGACTTCAACGACTCTAGTGTTGGTGCTTGGATTATTGACTTAGTTTCTGATGTTGGTGATATGTTGTCATACCATACCGACCGTATGTATCAAGAAACCAATGTTGACAGTGCAAACTTGAGAAGTACTGTTCTCAATATGGCTAGAACGAATGGTTTGAAGATACCTGGACAGAAATCATCAATTTGTGAGGTTGAGTTTAGTTGTGAACTACCAACTAATAGAGAAAATATTGCGATACCAGATTGGAACTATGCTCCGATACTTCAACAAACTAGTATTGTTTCTGCTGGAAATTATAATTTCCAACTTACTGAGAATGTCAATTTTGGTGAACAATTTAATAGTGATGGTTATTCAAACAGAAAGATTGTTCCAAGTAGGGATGGAAATGGTAGTATCACAGGATACACCGTTTCAAAGTCAACCATAGTTATTAATGGTACTTCTAAGGTGTACCGTAAGGTTATTAGTGAGACAGATTTAAAACCATTTATGGAGATTGTATTGCCTGAGAGTGATGTTATGGAAATTGAATCAATCATTTTCAAGGAAACTTCTGATTATTCTTCTTCACCTAGCATTTATGAGTATTTCATTGATTCTGAGGAATATAGAATTTCGAGTGAATCAGTTATGACATATCGTTTCTTTGAATGTGATTCATTGGCAGACCAATGGAGATTTGGAACTGAGGCAAAGATAAAGACCAATGGTGTTAGTGGATTTACTTATATTGACCAACGTGACCCTCATAGTTATGAAGATTATACTGAAGGTGATGAAAGTGCATCAACAAGAACAACTAGATATTATGTTGGTAAATGGAAGCCATTAACTCAGAAATTTATTACAGAATTCACTGATAATGGATATTTGAAGGTTATATTTGGCGCAGGAAATACATATGAACCACTTCTAGAAAATATAAGTACATATAGTGAATACATAATGTCAAAGCAAATTAACAACAATATGCTTGGTGTATTACCAAAAGAAGGTTGGACAATGTTTGTATTATATCGTGTTGGAGGAGGTGCATCAACCAATTTAGGTCCAGGTTCCATTAATAAAATTACTCTTGCAAATGTAGATTGGGGTGGAGACGTTTCTAATACTAGTGGAAGTAAGAGAGGAGAAGTGATTTCTTCGTTAAAAGTAACGAACATTTCTACTGCCCTTGCTGGTAAAGATATGCCATCTGTTGAAGAAATTAAAGCATTAATGAAATATAACACATCAGCTCAAAATCGTGCAGTTACTGTTAAGGATTATAAGATGAAACTTTCTCAAATGCCACCGAAGTATGGTGCTCCATTCAAGAGTTGTGTTATAGAAACCAATAATAAGATTGAGATGGATTTCTTGGGTCTTAATTCTGAAGGTAAATTGGACTCAGCATTGCCACAAACATTAGTTACAAATGTAATTGAATATATGTCCCATTATAAACAAATTAATGATTATATTGAAATAAAGAGTGGTAGAATATACAATATCGGTCTTTCAATTGACTTATTTGTTGATAAAAACTATAATGTTGCAAATGTTATATCTAACGTTATAGAGGCTGTTAAGAACTATTTTGATGTTAATAAGCATGATATGGGAGAGGATATATTCATTGGAGACTTGGAAAAGGAAATAACTTTGCAAGATGGCGTATTAAGCCTTATATCATTAAAGGTATATAAGTTATGGTATGGAAGTTATTCGCCAGATAAATGCCCATTACCTACTAAGATTAGTGACGGTGCTTGTGATATTATGGTAGATAATATTTTCATACCAAAGGATTCTACAGCAGAAAGTGAGGAGATTGACCTTGATGCAGTTGACCGTGTTTTGATAAATGATTACAATAGTATGTATGAGATAAAGAATGTAAACGATATTCAAATTAGGTGCAAAATTAGATAAGTTATGGCTTGTAATTGTAAAAGAGCAAAGGCATTTGAGGAAAAATATGGCATTCCTCAAGAGGAAAGTGTTGCGAGAAAGATAATAAGAAGGTTATACAAGGTTTTGTTCGCTGTAATTGCCATTGTTTTTGCAATTGTATTGACACCTTGTATTATGTTAATGGCATTGTATGCAATGTTTTTTACAAATGGTAGAATAGTATTACCTAAGTTTTTGAATAAGTATCTTAAAAATAATGGAGAATAATTATAGAATACACACAAATATTATAAGTGATACTGTATTAAATGTCAATATGAAGCAAGATTATGATTTTCTTGAAGTGTTGACATTAAAGTTAAGGCAGAAGGATGCTTATAGATTGCACTCTTCCAATTATGGTGTTATAATTGGAAGGGTTCTTGCTAATGATGCGTTTGGTATTCCAAACGTAAGAATCTCTGTATTTGTTGAAAAGGATACAAATGACCCAACATATATGGAGACTGTATATCCTTATACTGAAATAACAAGTAGAGATAAGGATGGCAGAAGATATAATTTGCTTCCAAACGATAGCAATGATGATTGCTATAGAATTGTAGGTACTTTTCCAAGCAAGAGGTTTGTATTGGACGATAACGTTCAATTAGAAGTTTTTGAGAAATATTATAAATTCACCACTGTTACAAATAATGCTGGTGACTACATGCTTTTTGGTGTTCCTAGTGGAAGTCAGCAAATTCATGTCGATATGGATTTGTCAGATATTGGCATACTATCACAAAGTCCCACTGACTTTGAATATAAGGGCTATAATATGACAATGTTTGATAGTCCAACTCAATTTAAAGAAAGTACGAATTTAGATAGCCTAGCGCAAATATTCTCTCAAAATAAGAGTGTATTTGTATATCCATTCTGGGGCGATGAAGAACTTGGAAATGGCATTGCGGCAATAACTCGTGCCGATATTCAAATTCAATATAAGTTTGAGCCAACTTGTGTATTTATGGGTTCAATCATTTCTGATAACGAAGGAAATTCAATTGGTCATAAATGTGCTCCAGCGGAAGATAACGGCATGAATAGTCAACTTATTGCTGAAGGTACAATTG